TGCGGCTGTGAGCTTTCGCTGTGCCTGTTACCCTGTGTAGGCTGCTGTCGTATCAATCTTGGGTCACGCCAAATATACAAATTCATTGCCATATATGTTTAAAGTTTTAAAGGAGATAGGAAATGATATTGAAATACCAAAAGGTTACAGACTCGATTACCACGTATGTACTTCGAGAACCTGATTGCAATGAAGGTGATTCAAGAATTACGGAACTTTGCACGATTGGAGATGATACATATGTGCATGTTCCAGATGATGTAATTTTGCAGGAACAGCCGTTTCCGGTTGAAACCACTCTGGAGCAGGTTGTCCTTACAGATGAGTTGAAAAAAGAAATCAAGGCGATATCCCCGCATGTGCAACTTAGCTACAAGCGTCTCCAGGAGCGTATCAGGTCAAAATACGACATCGAAGATGAGCAATATTTAACCAGGATTTCTGTCGGAAACCTCATGGGCGCTTATGAGCTCCTGGAGGGAGAATCGGATTTAATTGCAGAATATCAGGCATGGGTCGAGGAATGCAGGGAGATCGCCCGGCTTGAAAGAGTAGCGCTTGGATTAGGTTAAGACAAGGAGCTGCCCTGGTGAGTGCGCCAACACTCCAAGGGCGAATGGCAGTTAGGAGTTATTGTTATGGCATATTTCAAGCCATGCTTGGAAAAGGATTAGAAGTAAATGGAATACTTTTCGACTCAGATTCAAATGCAAGGGCAGCGTATTCAGAACTTGCAATTAAATTTCAGTCAGATCCCTCTTTTACAAAAAGATGGAAAGCCTCTGGAACTATATGGGTGGATATGAATTTAACGCTATTTGAGCAAATTCTTGTAGCAACAGAAGAAATGTGTTCTCTTGTTTTTGAATGGTTTGAGACAGAGCAATCAAATATCTAATAATAATATTAGAGTATAACTTTATTTAAATTATAAAGATAAATATATGCAACTACTTTTAGAAAATCAGACAGCTAATACAACAGGAACACAGACAAATATTAATTTTATAGCTAATAATATAAATTTAGGTAAGGGTGCTGTTATAGCATTTGGTACTTTCGATACATGTACGGTAACATTAGAGTTTTCTCCAGATGAAGGAGATAATTGGTATACTGTAGGAACTGATACTACTTTTACTTCAGAAGGATGGAGTAATTTTGAAATAAATGGTGGTTGTAAATTAAGAGGGTCAGTATCAAGTGTTGGTGGAAGCACGGATATATCTTTAGGGATACTTTAATGTAAAAGGAGTGAAAATGCCTAAACCAAAAGGTGCTGGTGCAGCATGGAAATCAGTAGACAATCTTAATAAGACTTTTTCTGATTATATTGATAAAATAAGGAAATTACACCCAAAAGCTTTAGATTTAATGGCTGATTATATGGATGATAAAGAAGCTATGCCTCAACTTAGATTTGGAGCAGCTAAAAGGATTGATGAAATTTATCATAAGTTGATTAAAGAATTTAAGACTGCTAAACCAGAAGATTTTCACGATGCTAAAGCTTATAGACCAAAGAAAACTAAAAAAGAGAAACAGAAAGAAGAGAGTCTTGGAATTCTTAGTCTAACTTTTGATGAAGAAAAAGATGGTACAAATAATTAATATATTATAAGTATTAGGAGAAAAAATGTCGAAAATTGTTGATATTAAGAATGTTACTCTTACTACATCAGTTACAAGAAGTAACAGTAGCAATTACATTGAAATTCACATCTTATATAGTAAGTACTAAAGACCAGACTGATTTTGAAATTAAACTTTTGGATACTAATACAGAAATTTCAGTTCATTCACTTACGGATGGTACTGCACCATTAATTATAAATCAGGAAAGAAAGTATGCTGGAGAGGAAACATCTTTATTTTATGTGAAAGGTACTACTGATAGTATCCTTCAAATTGTTTTTGAGAGAGCTTAATTATGACGCTTGAGATTGGCAAATCTACAGATAATATAAGTCGATCAGTTAGTGGTATTCCTTCACGGCTCACAAAAGATCTTGATGCAAAAGGTTATTATATTGTAGATGCTCAGAACTATATTGATATGTTGTCAGGTAAAGGACTGATGCAGGTGGGGCTGGATGGGATTCAGCTACTGTCGCTGTAACTGTGAAGATGTCAAAAGTTAATTAGATAATATGAATACGGGCAGCATAGGAGTCATGACCTGTGAATGTACCTTGCCTCCGGGTACTCTGCCCTTAAATTAAATTACTTAATTTTTACTTGACATTTGTAGTAAAATGTAGTAGATTATTAGTAAATAATTAACCGAGGATAATGGGATAGATCGACGGATCGAAAAGTGGCAATTCCTACCACCTTCCCATTTTAAATAATAGGAATAACATGAAAGGAAGATGTTATGAGTGAGTTTAGAGTAATTAAAGAGTTTCCAGACTATGAAATTAATCGTGAAGGTATTGTAAGAAGGATTAGTGATGGTTTTAATCCTAAAGCCTGGCAACCTAAAAATAAAAATCAATCGCCAATTTATCATATAAATAAAAAACCAAGATCTTTATCAAGACTTATAAGAGATGCATTTACAGAATTACCTTTTTTAAAAAATTTGGATTTTATTGGTTTTAGAAATTATGGGATCAGTGAAGATGGTAAAATTTGGAGTTATAAAAGGAAAATATTTTTAAAACCAAAAATTGATAAAGATGGTTATTTTGAAGTTTGTTTAAGAAAAAATAATAAAGGAAAGTATTTTAGAGTACATAGATTAGTTGGATTTGCTTATATTCTCAATATCGAAAACAAACCCATGATAAATCATAAAGATGGTAATAAACAAAATAATAATTATTCTAATTTAGAATGGGTAAATAATTCTGAGAATGTTAGGCACGCTATCGAAAACAAACTCCAAAAAACAATTAGACAAAATGAAATTACAGATCCTATTAAAATACATGATGTTTGTAGATTATTAGAAAAAGGTGATTTGACTTTAGTTGAAATCGAGAAAATTACAGGAGTTTCTGCGAAAATTATAAGTGGGATAAGAGTCAAAAAACATTGGTCTTTTATTTCAGATCAATATAGTTTTGATACTAAACCAAAATTTAAAAAATTAACTGAAAAAGAATTACATAAAATTTTTAATTTAATATCAGAAAATCATACTTTAGAATTCATTGCAAATAGATTTGATTGTGGTACATCTACAATACACCGAATTAGAAGTAGAGAGACATATAAACATATTTCAAAAAATTATGATTGGTAAAAAGGGGGTGGTTGATTCCTATGACTAATTTATTAAAACCTTGCTCGGAGAAACAGGCAAGAATGCTTCGACATAATGCTGAAGTATTGTTCATAGGAGGTTGAGTGCATGTGGTGGGGGAAAGTCACACATATTGACAATGATACCTTTAAGGTACATTGATTGTCCAAATTATAGAGCTACTTTTTTAAGGAGAACAACTCCACAGTTAATGAAAAGTGGGAATTTGTGGGATAAAGGAAAAATGATTTATGGATCTCTTCCTAAAGAATATAGGCCTAAGTTCTTAAAAGGTGATAAGAAAGTGGCTATATTCCCACATGGGCCAGAAATAGAATACAGTCATATGCAGTTAGTTTCTGATAAAGAAAACTTTCAGGGTGCAGAGCTTACCGGCTGTATGGTTGATGAAGCACTTCAGTTTGAATGGGAACAAATAAGTTACATGTTTTCAAGACTTAGATCCAATTCTAAGTATCCTTCAAGGATGGTAATGAGTGGTAATCCATCGCCTGATCATGAAATAGCTGATATGGTTGAATGGTATTTGGATGATGAAGGATTCCCTCATCCAGAGAGAGAAGGAATAATAAGATACTTTCTTCTTATTAATGATGATTTTATTTGGTCAGATAATAAAGAAGAATTAATAAACGAATATAAAACAAAATATTATACACCTAAACCTTTAGCATTTTCTGCGTTATTTAGTACTATATATGATAATCCGATTTGTATGGAACAAAACCCAGGATATGTTAGTTTTTTAGAAGGTTTACCACATGTTGAACGTAGTAGGTTACTATTAGGAAATTGGAAAGTTAGACCAGAGGGTGCTAATTATTTTAAAAGAGAATCTCTGAATAAAGCTGATGGGATACCTCTTGAAGCTGTATGTTGCAGGTCTTGGGATAAAGCGAGTGCTATTCCTACAGATATTGAAAAATTCCCTGACTACACAGCTTGTATAAAGATGTATAAGACGAGAGATGGCGATTTTTATATAACGGGCGAATTTCATCACGATAATCATGATGATTTTGATAAAGAACTATATGGTAAATTCAGAGCAAAACCAGGACGAAGAGATAATATAATATTGAAACAAGCTTTGTATGATGGATCTGATTGTACGGTAATATTACCACAAGATCCAGGTTCAGCAGGGAGTGCAGAATACATAGAAAGTGCTAAAAAATTATCTCATCAAGGAATTATAGTTAAAAAAGATCCTGTTGCACCAACTAAGTCAAAGTTACAAAAGTTTTCACCTTTCGCTGCCGCATGTGAAAATGGTTTTGTTTATATTGTAGAAAATACTTTCACGAATAGACATACACTCGAGGCTTTCTATAATGAACTTGAAGCCTTTACAGGGGAGCGTAGTTCGAGGAAGCGTAAAGATGATATCCCTGATGTAGTTGCAACTTCTTATAATTATTTATCTCAAGAAAAAATAATACCAATAGTAGTGCGTAATCAAATAAAAAGTCCAACAATAACAAAGAAAGTACTGGAGGCAAGATAGTGTTTAAAGTAACAGAAAAAGATGATTATATTATCCTGAATCATAAAGGTATAAGAATGCAGGATGTATCCACGTTTATTCAAAAAGTGAATGAATTATACGCTGATGGATTCAAACTTGAAGAAGGGTATCTCCCGAGGGAATGTCCTAAGATTCCTATGGCTTTGAACCTAAGATTCATTAAAGATGATTCAAAGGTAAAGGTTGACAATCTTGAATCATTGCATAAGAAGAAAGATCTTCTTGAATACGCTAAAGGTCATGATCTTGAAGTACCTGATGAAGTGGATAGACCTAAAGGTATCAAGAAATACATTAAAGATAATTTGATCAACAAAAACAACAAGTAATAAATAAAGGAACAGTTTTGATAGAACTAACTGATGGCATAAAGAAATTTGAAGCAAGAGGTACAAGTATCTCTAAGGCTGAAAGTACTAAGAATACTGTTCCTAAAACTACTCTTAGACGTGAAGTAGGACAGCCAAGAATTGTTACATCAAGTAAGTACATTGATGATCAGAGACAGACTGATCTTAAGATGCCTACAAGATTGATTACCTTTGATAATATGTATCAAGATGATGCTGTTTATAATTCAGTTGATGTAACTAATCTCTTAGTAACAACTGCATTATATGGAGGTAAATTTCAGCCTGGGCCTTCAAAAAGTAATAAAAGTAAAATAGCTGCGGATTTTCTTAATTATTGTATTAGGAATATGTCTTATGGAACTTATCTTGGATTCTTACAAAATGCTGTAACTGATCTTAAATATGGATTCTCCTTTCAGAATATTGTTATTGAAAAGAGAAATTATGGGCCATATAAAGGATCATGGTGTTTAAGAAAGCTTGCTCCAAGAGATCAGAAATCTATTTATGGTTTTGTATTTAATAAAGACCAAACTGAGTTTGTAGGTATTGTTCAAAAGCCAAGGATTACTCAAACAAGGCAATTCAAGAATGTTGGTTGGAAAGATGGATTACATCTTTTATCCACAGGTAAAGTATATGAGTGTGATTACCCTTTTATAAGAAAGGAGCAATTACTCCATTTTACTTATAACAGTACGAATAATAATCCACAGGGAGATTCTCCGCTTGCTCATTGCTATACTGCTTGGATTGAAAAGAAAACTATAGAAACTTTGGAGCTTAATGGAGCAACAAAAGATTTAGCAGGTCTTGTTGTTTTAAGAGCACCGAGTGATTTCCTTCAAAAAGCAAACGATCAAGATAATTACCCTGATGCTTATGCTGAGAATATAGCATTACAACAAAACGCTGCGGATCTTCATAATGGTAAAGAGAGCTTCATTTACCTTTTAAGTGATACAGACGATAAAGGTAAATATCTCTATGATGTGAATTTGTTAGGCCTCAGCGGAGGGGGCAAGCAATATTTGACATCTGAAATTATTAAACAAAAAAAGACAAGTATCTATAATTGCTTTGGAACAAGTTTTCTAATTCTTGGAGATGATGGTGTAGGTTCTTATGCCCTTTCTGGAGATAAAGCAACAACATTCTCTTATTATGTAGAGAGAAATATATTACAGAAAAGTGATGTCTTAAATTCCCAACTTGCTCCGAGATTGTTGGCAGTAAATGATATTTACCTGAATTGGGATGATATGCCTATATATAAATCAAAAGATCCTACAGAGTTGTCACTCGATGATATAGGCAAACTCACGCAGCGGATGGCAAGTGTTAATAAACTGACACAACCTGCTCTTGAAGATATTTATGAGCAAATGGGCTGGTCTTCAGAAGGGTTAGATAAATTAGATTATACAGATAAAGGGCAATCCAGAGCAGGTGATGGGATGTCTACAGCAGGAGAAGGTACTTCGAATTCTTATGGAGGTAAGGATGGCGTTGACCAGAGTGTAGCTAATAATGAGAATACTATGAGTAAATCTTTAGTGTTTGAATCCGAAACAGAAGATCAAATCACTTTGATTGATGCTAAAACTGGTAATCCGGTTTTTATTGATAAATAGGAGGGAATAATGCCAGTTAAGTACAACAAACAAAAAGGTAAATGGTGCTTTGGGAATAACTGCACATTTTCTTCTAAAGCTTCAGCAGAAAAAGCACAGAAAGCTTATTACTCAAAGAAGAATAAAGATAAAGGTAACCAAATGCAAAAGACAATTATAATGGAGGATCTTTCAAAGATAGAAAAGGCTACCTTTAAAGATGTTGAAGATCTTCTAAGAAGAGCTATTCAGGAACAATTCGTATTTGAAAATGGTCATGTTAGTTGGACGGTTGATTTTGACCAAGAATATGTATATTGGGATGTAAATTTTTATGAATACAAAAATGGCACAGAACGTTATTATGATGTAACATATAAAGTGGAATATATGTTAGATGGTGTTACAGTTTCTTTAGGACATAAACCTGTTAAAGTAGAAAAAGAAACATCTTACAAAGAAATAAAAGATAAACACCCTTTGTTTTCTGAAAGTGGTGATGTAAATAAAAGTAAAGATTACGAAGATATGAATTGGGTTGAAGGGATTATTGAGAAGGTTTTTAAGAGGTTTAAGAAAGAAGAGAAGGATTTAGTTTCTATACAGAAATTTGTAGAAGAAGAAATGACCGCTGTTGAGATTATGTATTCTTATCCTGGTGAAACTGATGGCCATGGTGAAGGCATGAGTAAAGAAACTATCATGAAAATGGTTGAGAGTGCTAATAAGGCTTTGGATGAAGGGAGATTATCATCTGGTCTTTTTCACAAAGAAAATAGGGATGATATTGAAATTCTTAAAATTTGGGTTAATGAAGTTGATTGTGAAATAGGTGGCACATTTGTCCCTGAAGGTTCTGCTCTTGTTAAAACTAAATTCCATAATCCTGAGTTATGGCAAATGAGAAAATCAGGGGAATTAGGAGGACTAAGTATAGGAGCAAGAGGGAATAAAGTAGAAAATAAGGATTACACTGATGAGTAAACTTAATAGTATTAAAGAAAAGAAATTTAAACAACCTAAAATATGGCTTGAAGAAGTATCCTTTGATTTTGAGGATGAAGGGCTTGGGCCTCATATTCATTACGTTACAAATGCAGCTTCTATGAGAGATGACCCTTTACTCTTAAAATCAAAAGAAGAATTAACTGATACTGAAAAAGAAATACTCAAGAAAATAAATAAAAAACCAACTAAAAAGGAAACTAAGATGAACGAAGTAATTACAGAAGACCTTAAGAAAGAAATGGAAACTAAGAACGAAGAACTTCAGAAGAGACTTGATGATGCTTTGAAACTTCTTAAAGAACAGCAAAAAGTAGCTGCTGAAGCTGAAGCTGAGAAAAAGCTTATGAAAGTACAGAAATCTATTGAAGATTTTGAGGTTGATGCTGAAGTAGCTGATATTCTTGTCAAGCTTGACGATGCTGATCAGACTATTATTACTAAAGCTTTTGCTGATCTTAAAGCTTTTGAGATTGAGAAAGAAGTACCTAAAGAAGAGAATGAACTTCAGAAAAAGCTTTCTAAAGAAGAAGGTGCTGAAGGAGAAGGTGGAGTTGTAGAAAAATCTATTAATGAGAGAATTTCTGCTTATAGAAAGTAGCAGCAAGTGAATATTTAAGAAAGAATGAATTAATTTAAAGGAGAAATGTTATGCCAGATTTGACTGGGGGAACTACAAGAGATAAATTTTCTGAACTCGTAAAAGCTTATAATAAGTTCGAGGATCAGTTCGGAGTTAATTACTGCTTTGCTTCAATTGAAGTTAAAGGTGGTGGAGATATTGATAATATTGGCGTACCTGTGATGTGGAGTGAGTCCGATTCAGCATTTATTGAGTTCGCTGCAAATAGCGATTGGGCTGCGAGTACAGCTTATTCAGCAGGTGATGTTGTAAAACCTACTACACAGGATGGTTATGAATACGTATGTATTACTGCTGGAACTTCTAATGATATTGAAGGTGAGCCTACTTTTGTAGCTATTCCTGGTGCTACAACTACGGAAACTGATGGTGTTGTATGGTTGTGTCGTCCTGCATATTCAGGTAATGGGGTTGATTCCCCTCTTCCGAATGGTGCTCATCTTGCAGTAATTGTTGGTCCTGCTGAGGGTAGAGGATTTAACTATGAAGATACCACTTTGTCCTCTACCGCTGTTTACATGACTTCTATTTATCGTGGCCCTGCTGCACTTGCAAAGGACGGTTTTGAGTGGGGAACCACTGTTGAAGCTGATCAAGATGAATTTTATACTGCTTTGCAGAAACAAGGTATCACTATTGTTGAAAGCGGAACAACTGTTGATCCTACTTTTGTATAATAAAGGAGAGAAGAAAATAAAATGAATATTAATGTAAGTTCTGTTAATGATACTGAAGTAAAAAAAGCTATGGCGACTATGCAAGGAAATCCTTGGTCTTATGTAGATGTTACTGCATCTACTCAGAAAGGCCCTGTAAAGCCAAAGCTTTTAACTGCTCTTTTTGGTGGGTATGATGAAACTTTAACTACGCATATGTTTTACTATGATCAGGAAACTAATACTGTTCAGATTCCGGGTGGTAAAAGATATGATGAATACGGAAAAGATGTACCTAAAGATTCTGCCAAAGTGAAATACTTTGAAGTACCGTCTTTTGGTTCTAGGGCTAATGTAGCTCCTATGGATTATTACAACAAACGTATTCCTGGTACTTCTGATATGATGACTGAGGATTATCTTGTAGCAAAATTGACTGATAAGATTGATACTGGTTATATGCTTCATGATGAACTTGGTTATAGGGATCTCCTTGTTTCTGATGTGAATAGAATTGATGGTGGCCCTTTCACTCAGTATAATTTTTATACTGATATTATAGGTACTTCTCGTCCTTCTGCTGTTAGTATGGAACTGGATAGTACGAGTGCTGATCATATTGCTTTGCTCAGAAATGAAAAGAAAGAACTTTTGACCACACTTGCTAAATATGGTGATAATGCAAATGCAATTGTTGTTATTTGTGGAGATACTTTCTTTGAGCAGCGTCTTGATATTGAAAGAAATGAATCCCTTGGTAGACCTTTGAAATCTACCATTGATTTGGCTTCAATGGAAGTGGACAGTTCTGATTGGGGTTCAAGCACTTTTAGATATGATTGGTTCAAAGGTGACCAGGACGGATTGATTTATATCAATTATGGTGCTGAAATTGTATCAGGTACTAAACTGATTGGGGATACTCTTGCATTTATGGTTCCTATAGGCGTTTCTAACTTCATGGGCAGAGCATTCGCTCCGGCGATGACCCGCGAATATTTAGGCCAGGAGGCTATGAAACGTTATTCCTGGTATACTATTGACAACCGGCAGGGAGTTACTCTGATTACTGAAGAAAACAAACTCTTCTTTAATAAAAAGCCGGATTTAATTAGACCTCTTGTAAATACATGATAAGCATTATTACACTGTTTAAAGGGGCAGAGATGCCCCTAATTTTAAACTTCAGGAGATATTAATGGCAACAATTGATCGTGATGTTTTAGAAGCAGATATTGACCTTTATATGCGTTCTGATAATGTTCTTACAAGTAATCAGATTGCAACATTGTATGAAAAAGTCATCACAACTGTAGGTGATGATGATGATAACTATGAAGAAGTCCTTTGCAAGAGCCTTAAAAGTATAGCCAATGTTAATAAAGCTAAAGCTACATCTTCTGGAGGATTAAAGAGTACAAAGATTCAAGGTAAGATAGAAGAATCTTATTTCCAAAGTGGAGAAAGAGAATCCTGGGAAGATTATTTAAATGCATTACCTGATGTCTGTGCTGAATTTGGTTATACAGGATTAACTCAATACACTACAGGTTTTATGTATATTTCCCCAGGTGATAATATTGAGGTCAATGATACAGACACATCTGATGATATTTATTCTGGTCTTCTTTATTCATTGTAGAATTAAGTAATGAACACATTTACAATAACTAATATAGGAATTAATTGGATAGATATTGTTTTTGAATTATCTTTAGAAAATAATAAAACTTATACTATTCAAAATGTATCCCCTTATCCTTTAGAGTTCAAGAGTTCTGACACTGAACCCACTGCTTCTGAATATGGGCTTGTTATTGTTCCTAATGCTTCTTGGTCAATTACTGTAGATCCTTTAACAAATTTTTATATTCGTAATCAGAAGAAAGATGACAATAAATTAGGTATTATCGCTGTTGTTGATTCGACTATTATTACAGGTTAAGGTGTAGCAGGAACCATAACTTATAGTGCTATCTCAGCAGGATTAACAATTTGTAGAGATTTAAGATTTACAGTGCCTGCTGGAAAGACATTATATTTAATTTCTGTTCATGTAGCAAGTGGAAAAGGTGGTAATACAACTAATTTGAATACTGTTATATTCACACCTAAAGCCAGAGAGTTTGGAGATAATGTTTTCATATCCAGAGGTGAGTTATTTACTATAAATTCAGCAATAGTTAGGCCGTTAAATATGTCTGATAAGTTTATAGAAAAAACAGATATTAAAATGAGTGTGCAAGGTGATTATGTAAGCGGTAGTTCAGTATACGTTGCGTCATTGAGAGGC